CCTACCAGAACAACCGAAAATCAATAGGTTGTTTTATAAATCATAGACATAAAGGGCCACTCTTGACCAACTAAGGGCCAGCTTGAGCCATTTCTACCGCCACTTTATCGCCACTCATCGCCAGTGGATTAAGTTTAACGGCATCCTCTAAATGGTCAGGGGCAAAGTGCGCATATCGCATCGTCATTTTTATGTCGGTATGACCAAGCACGCGCTGCAAGACCAGAATATTACCACCATTCATCATAAAATGGCTGGCGAAGGTATGCCGTAAAACGTGGGTAAGTTGCCCGGCCGGTAATTCGATGCCTGTCCTTTCCAGAGCAGACCTGAACGCCCCATAACAATCACTAAACAGTCGGCCTTTTTTGTCATCAGGTAGGGAGTCATAAAGCTCTTTACTGATGGGAACTGTGCGGTTTTTTCTGCCCTTTGTGTTGGTGTACGTGATTTTGAATTTCGCGAGCTGGCTTTTTTTCAGGCTCTCAGCCTCTGACCATCGAGCGCCAGTGGCGAGACAGATTCTCACCACTGTTTCTAAATCAGGGTGGTCATGGCGTTTGCACTCTCCGAGCAGTTGCGCAATCTGGTCGTGAGTTAGCCAGGCCATTTCCATTTCTTCTGTGCGGAATGGGCGCATATTTTTCAGTGGGTTTTCACCTTTCCATTCTCCGAGGCGATTTAGCTCATTGAACACTGCCCGGAAGTAAGCGAGTTCAAGATTAAGCGTGCGAGGGGAAACCTCTTTTACCCTATTTGAACGGGCATACTCACCCTTTAGCCGCTTTTCCCGGTAGCGGGAAAACATCTGTGCATCGAAATCGCGTGCGAGTGGTTCGCCCATACACTCAAAGGCATGATGCATAGCTAGCTGGCGTTTTAGTCCGTCTCTCAAGGTAATACCATGAGCGCTATACCATGCGTCGACCAATTCTTTTAGCGTTCGCCTGTCTTCCTTTTCCTCCTGCCACGGATTTTGTACGGTGTATTGTTCAAAGGCCAGCGCCTCACCTTTGGTGGCGAATTTCTTTCTGATACGCTTGCCTTTTGCCCCGTTAGGATAAAGCTCGCAAATCCAACCTCCAGCGGGGTTTTTACGGACAGTCATCAATTAACCTCGCTGTACACACCTACCACTCTACCCAGCGTCTTTATGTCATCAATACCGCACTCAAAAGGAACCTTTCCACCAGTAACATGCAATTTTCTACCGGGGAGTTTTGTTAGCTCTCGAATACTAATTCCACCCTCTATGTCGACCAGCCAAAGGCCGTCAGAGAGTGATGCCTGCTTATCAATGAAGTGGAGTTTTCCTTCCGTTCGTATAGCCATCGCATCTGTAAGCGGCTTTGTGAAAAAATGGGCGTCGACTTTTATAGAACCATCACTTTTGAGTATTTCTTCACTTAATGTGAATAACTCGATGCTCATTGTGTCCTCGGCTGACGCAGAAGATGTGAACGGTTGCCCTTTTCCTGTAAGTAACCACTGCAGATTGGCCCCTGTTTCAAGAGCGCAGTGTGCCGCAAAGTCATACGAAATAGCGCCTCGGGTATATCTGTTAGAGAGGGAGCTCGATGCAATATCGAAATGGTTAGCTAGCTGAATTTTCTGTGAAAACCCGTAAGCCTCGCAGATGCGATCCAGTACATCAACGTTGCTCCATCCTAAAGAATCTATTCTCATTTCGATAAAACCTATTTACTACTTCTCAATTGGGAAGTATATTTTGGCTAAACCTACGCAATTGATGGCCCTATGTTGGCAAACGGTGGCCCTTTAATTGCAATCTTTGGCAAATAGGGAATCATGCAACATGGCTTCTGAAATCGCAATCATCAAAGTGCCTGCACCCATCGTCACCCTGCAACAGTTTGCAGAACTTGAGGGAGTGTCATACCGCACCGCGCGCCGCTGGACTACCGGAGATAACCCGCGTTTACCTATCGAACCTCGCGTTATCCGTAAGGGCTGTAAACGTGCTGGCGGTCAAGTTCGTATCTACTATGCCCGCTGGAAAGAGGAACAAATGCGTAAGGCATTGGGCCATTCCCGTTTTCAACTCGTTATTGGTGCGTAATTCACTTTATGTGAATTTTGAGGGCTCAACATGTTTGATTTTCAGATTTCCAAACATCCCCACTATGACGAAGCGTGCCGGGCTTTTGCGCAGCGTCACAACATGGCGAAGCTGGCCGAGCGTGCGGGTATGAATGTTCAAACGTTACGTAACAAGCTCAACCCGGAACAGCCTCACCAGTTTACGCCGCCTGAATTGTGGCTACTGACTGACCTGACAGAAGACTCAACCCTCGTTGATGGTTTTCTGGCGCAGATTCATTGCTTGCCATGCGTACCGGTTAATGAGCTGGCTAAAGACAAATTGCAGTCTTATGTCATGCGCGCAATGCGTGAACTCGGCGAACTGGCAAGCGGTGCGGTATCTGATGAACGTCTGACCTCTGCCCGTAAGCACAACATGATTGAAAGCGTTAATGCTGGCATTCGCATGTTGTCATTATCGGCTCTGGCGCTGCATGCGCGTCTGCAGACTAATCCCGCTATGTCGAGCGTGGTCGATACCATGAGCGGCATTGGCGCATCGTTCGGGCTTATTTGAGGTGGGTATGTTGAAAAGTGAACCGTCATTCGCGTCTCTGCTCGTTAAGCAAAGCCCCGGCATGCACTACGGCCACGGCTGGATCGCAGGTAAGGGCGGCAAGCGTTGGCACCCGAGCCGCTCACAGGCTGATTTACTGGCTGGCCTCTCTACTCAAAGGCAGGGGGAATCATGGCTATCGAAGCTGTTTCGGCTACAGTCCCGTTAAAAGTTGGCGAGCGTTTTAATGCTCTAAATCATATTGCGGAGTTACGTGCCAGATATTGGGGCGATAGCTGGAAAGAGGTTGAGCGTTTTGTCGATGATATGCGCGATAAACGTGACCCACAATTTGAAGAAAATAATCGGGCGCTGGCCGCTATTTTCTTTCTGGCAAAAATACCGGCGGCTCGTCATGAGCTCGAATTAAGTGAGCTGACTACTGACGAGAAAAAGGCGCTTATTACGGCGATGAATCATTTTCGTGCAGTAGTGAGCTTATTTCCCAAACGGCTAACCATGCCGAATTAATCCAAACAGAAATTTAATGGCGTAAACCCGCCGGGCTTCTTATTGCCCGAAATCAGGAGAGTTAATTATGCGTAATATCGAATCCAGTAGTTTTAGCACTGATAGTGATGCGCTGGCTGTATTGCTGACAGATGCCAAAAAAGAAGAACGTAAAGACCGCGCGCTCGCAGTATCAATCCGCCTTGAGGCGCTGGCTATACATATCACTAAAGAGGGTATGAGCGGCACCGAAGCCGCTGAACTGCTGCGCCGTGAAGCCACCCGCTTTGAGAACGAATCACAGGAGCTGCACTAATGGCCGACGCAATGGATTTAGCACAACTGCGCGAGCAGGAAGACCGCGAACGCCACATCAGCAACGCGCGCAGCCGTATCGCTGCGCCTTCTCGTTTTCTCTGCGAAGAATGCGACGCACCAATCCCGGAAGCTCGCCGCATTGCGATTCCGGGTGTGGCCTTTTGCGTGACCTGCCAGCAAATCGCAGAGCTCAAATCAAAACATTACAGAGGTGTTTAATATGGAACTGAATAAAAGAGAGGCATTTTTCGCAGCGATATTTAACGGTTTTTTATCTCATAAAGACCAGTTTAATGATGCTAATCCTGATGAGGCTATCCGCACATGCTGGGCGATGGCTGACCGTATTATTTACCATTCTGAGCGAGTGGAATCACCACGCGAGATTGCTAACAGATGGATTGATAAAAATATCGTTATTGTTGATACCGAAACTACGGGGCTGGACAGAGAAGCCGAAATAATTGAAATATCAATCATCGACTGCACCGGTGCTATTCTGCTTAACACCCTGATTAAACCATCCAAAGATATTCCGGCAGAAGCTACCGAGATTCATGGCATCACTAATGAAATGGTTGAGGATGAGCCAAGCTGGAAAGAAATGTTACCTCAAGTCTTGGAGCTAATATCACGCGGATGGGTTGCTTATAATGCGAAATTTGACGCGAGAATGTTAGAGCAAACATCAGGCTCTCGCGTTGACCCTGATTATTTTGGTGTGCCCGAGTGTGCTATGCAACTCTATGCTGAATATAACGGGGAGTGGGATAAAAAACGCCGCAAATACAAATGGAAGAAACTAACCGACGCCGCTACATCGTTGAATGCGTGGCCGGAAGAAATTGACGAGAATCCGCACCGCGCGCTTTATGATTGCTATCTGACGTTGGGTGTAATCCGTTCTATTGCCGGGGGTAAGAAATGAGCCTCCGCATTGTAATAGATGACAAATGGGTTATTACCAGCGACCAGTATCAATTCATCCTGAATGAAAAGAAAGTCGTTAAGTCCGGTAAAAAAGCTGGCGAGGAATGGCTCGACACTATCGGCTATTATCCGAAAATTAACCAGCTTATTTCCGGCCTGATACACCATCATATTCATGGCTCGGATATTACCGCCATTGACGCTATGGCGGCAGAAATTGAGCGGGTAGGACAACTATGCATAGCAGCCATTGAAGGGGCTAGCGCTGATGCATAGTTCTACGGTTGCTTATGCTTATCCGTGGAATGCTCCACGGTCGGCAATAGCCAGCCCATATCTTACTTATGACCAACAGTATCGCCGCGACCGTATGTTCGCGGCTTTGCTGCATGCGAGAAAGGTGCTTTCTCTCCAGCCTGAATGCGTGCGTTTTGATGTTTATCGCACTGCTACTGTGCTGGAGCAAAATCAGGGCAGTCAACGAGCCAATGCCTTTTTAATCAGCTTCTGCAAAAAGGCATTGCCACGTCTTGAACTGGTCGCAAAGAAATACGAATGCGCGGGTATCAACAGCAATGTATCAACCGCTGTTTTCGGTGGTCATTTTGATACCGAGCTTATGCAATATCTGGCGTCACGCATGGTTAATATGGTCGCCAGATATAACCGCCTCCCTGATATGTCGCGCGCCGATATTGACCTGCTGGCCGCTGATATTGCTAATTTCATTCGTGCTGAACTGGCTGACATTGATGACACCGGATTTAGCGAGCTCAAAACGCTGTACACCTGGTACATGCGAGCCGGTTTCATTTCCCTGCAATTCAACGTTACCCCGCCGCATTGGGAGCGTGTGACAAAGAAATATGTCGGTGAGGATGAAATCGCCCCTGCTATCACCCGCATGTTTAATGAGGTTTGGTGGCGTGGCCGCTTGCGACGCATTGCGGCTGCATGGCGCGAACATCTGCAAATCGCAGTCGGCAATGTCAGCAAAAAACGACACGCATACGCGAGTAAAAACTGCGTGACCGACTGGCGCGAGCAGAAACGCCGCACGCGTGAATTTCTCAAGGGGCTGGATCTTGAAGACGAAGACGGCAACCGCATCAGCCTGATTGAAAAATATGATGGCTCGGTCGCTAACCCTGCGATACGTCGCTGCGAGCTGATGACCCGCATCCGTGGGTTTGAAAATATCTGCAATGAGCTCGGATATGTCGGGGAGTTTTACACCCTGACTGCACCGTCTAAATATCACGCCACTACCAAAGCGGGCTACCGTAACAGCAAATGGAACGGTGCCAGCCCTTCGGACACGCAGAGCTATCTCACCGGCCTTTGGGCGCGCATACGCGCCAAGCTGCACCGGGAAGAAATCCGCATTTTCGGCATACGTGTTGCCGAGCCTCATCACGACGGGACGCCTCACTGGCACATGCTTATGTTTATGCTGCCGGAAGACGTCGAGCGCGTACGCCTCATCATTCGCGATTATGCGTGGGAGGAAGACCACCACGAACTGAGAAGCGATAAAGCCAAAAAGGCACGCTTCCATGTCGAAGCTATTGACCCGGAAAAGGGCAGCGCTACCGGCTATGTTGCTAAATACATTTCGAAAAATATCGACGGCTATGCTCTCGATGGTGAAACAGATGACGAAAGCGGTGAGCTGCTGAAAGAGACAGCCCCCGCCGTATCAGCATGGGCGGCGCGCTGGCACATCCGTCAATTCCAGTTTATCGGCGGTGCGCCGGTGACGGTCTATCGTGAATTGCGTCGTCTCGCTGACACCGAGACCGCACATGGTCTGAGCGTTGAGTTTGCCGCCGTCCATGATGCCGCCGACGCCGGTGACTGGGCTGGTTACGTTAATGCGCAGGGTGGGCCGTTTGTCCGTCGCGATGATTTGCAGGTGCGCACGCTGTACGAACCGCGCGCCGAGTTTAACCAGTATGGTGAGGAAACTGTCTGCATTCGTGGCGTGTACGATTCCGCTGTCGGTGCTGGCACTCCGATTTTAACCCGGCTAACGCAGTGGAAAATTGTGCCGAAGCGTGCCGTTGATTTGGCCGTTGACGTTAAGGGCGCTCCTGCGCCCTCTCGGAGTTCTGTCAATAACTGTACGGGAAGCGAAAGCGAACCACCGATACTGGATTTAACAAAACCTCTGAGTCGGCGTGAAAGACGAGAGTTGACCAACCGACTGAGGAAGCAAAAGCCATCAATACGGCGAAAATTCATCCACGGAACGGATGAGCAAAACGCAGCTATAGCGAAAACTATCGACGAGGTACATCTGACAACCGGCATCACTATCAGCCGGAGCGAAGCCCTGCACCTGATGGCCGGTGGTAAAAGTTGTTTTGATGGCAAATGGCTACGCGGAACGTCTAAAGGAGAAATATTTTCCGCAGCCCCATCGCATCAGGCTAAAGCCCGGAAAATCCTTAGTCGTGTTGCGGCGTTAGCTGAACTGGCAACGAAAATTTAACCGCTAATATTCATCCATATCATGTACATACAGTGTATTTAACTGTGATTTTTTTCTTCACACCTTTTGTCAATACGTGATACTGTATGTTTATACAGTATCTCGTTATGGAGGTTGTGTGGATAGAGAGTTGAGAGAGCACGTCATGATTGAGCGTGTCGAAATGATTGCGCGTCTGACGACTGAGGGGATTTGTCAGGAGCGAGACCGAGAAATTGCCTTAAATTTGATTGCGGAAATAGCAAAAGGCAACCTAATGAAAAACAATAATTTTTCCGTTGTTTTTTCCGCTCCGCCTGTCGATGAGACTTTTGCAAAGGAGAGCAAGGTGAAGGTAAACATCACGTTAGATAAAGACCAAAAAATAGGACAGCCGATAATTGATGCTTTTCAATGCGAATTGACCAGGCGAATACAGTCTGTTTTTCCGTCAACGCGCGTTACGGTTAAAAAGGGATCCATGACCGGGGTCGAGTTGATGGGGTTCGATAAAGATTCAGACCGCGAAGCGCTGGATAGCATCCTTCAGGAAGTGTGGGAAGATGAGAGCTGGCGTTAATACCTGAAAAATGTGCAACCCTCGACCCCATGTTTGATAGCATGGGGTTGTTTTTTATGGGATTACACACAAAGGAAAATCATGGATACTGTAATAGCATTTTTATCTCTGGCTCTCTTTATTGCTTTTATCGTCGGGTTAATCAAGCCGTCGCTGGTTCGAATGCCGAACCGTAAGCGCTCCAGTGCGGTTTATCTCGGTGGTTGTCTGGCGCTGGGCGTTATTGGCTCAATCTTATGGCCGACTGAAAAAAGTCAGCCGGTGGCAAAAACTGACGTACCGGCGGTTAAAGCGGAACCGGCTGCGCCAACGTTTGAGTACGCAGATAAAACCCTCAAAGAATATCGCAACGAGCCAAAAGAAACCCGGCACGATATCGTTAAAAGCTATGTTGGCTTCAAAGGTGTACCGGCCAGTTCTGCTGATGCCTTTTATTCCTGTATGAGCGAATACTCTTTTACTAAAGATGATGCGTTAAAGCTCGGTGATGTGTTGGGGTGGTGTTTCAACGACTTCGAGAAGGATCCACAATCTCTGAATAATAAAATCAACCTTGACGCATTTCAGGGTAATTTTAGCGGTTGGGATGGCTCTTATCGCCCGTTAGAGAAGCTGATAAAAGCCAGTATGAATGATGATTCCTCTTATAAACATGTTTCAACGGTCTACCATCTTATTTTGAATAAAGACCCGCATGCCGTTGTAAAAACAACGTTTCGCGGCACTAATGCTTATGGTGGCGTGGTAAAACAGACCGTAGCGGCACGCGTCAACGTGCGAACGGGCGAGGTCGATTCAATACTCGACAATTAAACATGACAAACGCCGCCGGTGCTGAAACTTGTTTTCAGTGCTGGCGGGGTTGAACAACGAGCCCCGCGAGGCGTTAGCCTGCCCCGTTGAGACCGACCCAAACCGGCACAATTAAAGCCGGTTTTATTATGCCATTTTTCCGCGATTTCCCCGTTTTTTAGCCGTGCATGCAACAGGTGCATGGTTTTGCATGCGTCAGGCTTGCCCGTTCTGGCCGTGCGCCGCCAGAGCTGGCGCGGATCCAGAGTGGTCATGCAACTGCATTAAAACCGACCCATAAAGCGGGCAGGCGTGGCGGGGTAAGCATTGCGCGCTGAGCGTGGTATTTATTTTATTTTTCCAGCGCCTGAGCGCGGCGCTATGACGTTTAAATGGATGTGGGCGGGTCGTAAGGTGTTGAGGTGTGACGGCGGCGTGTCGTGGCGCTGAGGGCGTTGTGTGCGGTGGGGGTAAAGCCGCCACGATGGGCGGCTGTGGTGGGGTTATTAATCGTCGCCGAGTGAGTATTTTTCAAAGCGGATAATCTCTTCACCCGCCCACTCGTTAAGCTCCATGAATCGCGCCTGTAGCGGGGTCAGCTCGTTACGCACAAAGACCTTTGCCACCTTCTCAACGTCGCCCACTGAGCCGACATTCTCCGGCTTGCCACCCATCAACTGGAACGGGATGCGATGCGCATCGAGCAGGTCAGCGGCGCTGACTTTCTTGATATTAAAAAAATCATCCTTCGTCGCGACTTCACTCAGGGGAACAATTTTAATCCCGTCCGGTTTGCCGTGCGGCGCGTAGAAAAACAGATTCTTAAAATTGCCGAGTCCTTTCGAATCGCGCATTGCCTTTCGCAGCGCCTCGACGTCGGTGCTGTTCTGTGCGGCATCGGTCACATACATGATGTAACCCGCATGCGCGCCGTTCTGGTAATACTTGCGACGAAAAAGCGTCGCCGACTCATTCAGCCAGGCTGAATTGAGCGCGCTCAGGTATTCCGGCATCCCGTAAAGCTCCTGATTAATATCAGGCTCGAGCAGGTGGAAGACGGAACCGGCCTTGAACTGGTGCGGCTGCGTATAGCTCTGAATGTACCAGTACACATCATCCTCGATGCCACGGCGGGTGTATTTCGCCGGTGACGTTTCCAGCTTTAACGGTTTGCCGGTCAGGCCGCGACGCTCTTCGATAAACGCATTACCAAACACCAGATAATCGAGCGCGAACCGGGTGAAGTCCTGACGGGATAACAGCGGGTGCGGGATGTAGGTCGAGACCAGAATGTTACGCTTCACGTAAATCGGCGAGCTGTGGTGAACGGCGGCGCGCATGCTCTTTGCCAGCCCGGAGAAACTCACCGGCGGCTCGTACCACTGACCGTTATCGATACACTCCACATAATCGAGAATATCGCGGCGATCGAGTACCGGCGTCGGCTCGCCAAAGGTGAATGCTTCCATGCTCTGTGCCGGGGCGGCGGTGAGGTTTTCGGTGCGCGGCGGCTGCTGGCGCTTGTTGTTGCGTTTCTTGCTCATTAGTTCCACTCCATAATGCTGGATGACTGTTCGCCGGTCGCGGCGGTCAGCGGCTCATTGATTAATACGTGCATGGTCGCCCATGCGAGGTCAGCGTGACTGGCTTCCTCGGTGCGGCTGGCCTCATAGGTCGAGCTGCGGCCACTGCTGGTCATGGTTTTACGAATCGACATAAACGACTGCGTGAGGTCGGTCGCGCTGACGTCGTACTCGAGGCAACCGCGGCGAATGGTGTCTTTGGCTTTGAGCACCATTGCGGTTTTCATTTCCGGCGTGTAGCGGATTTCACGCGCGGCCGGGTAGAACGAGCGCACCAACTGGAAGACGCCCTGACCGAGCCCGGTCGCATCGATGCCGATGTATTCCACGGTATATTTCTGCGTGAGCTCGCGGATTGATTCGGCTTGTTGGGCAAAATCCATCCCTTTCCACTGGTGGCGCTCGAGGATGCGGAACCGGCCACCGGCGACAACCGGCGGCGCGATGACGACGCACCCGGCACTGTCGCCACGTAATGACGGGTCGTAACCAATCCACACCGGGCGGTTGCCGAATGGCCGGTCGGCGAATGGCTGGTAGTCCTCCCATTTTTCGAGGCTGTCGACCATGCAGCGCTGGAGCTCTTCGAACGGGAAGACCGACGCTTTATCGTCGACGAACTCGCACATAAACAGGTTGCGGAACTCTTCGACACTGTTCTCGCGCTTCAGCGTATCGATGTTAAACAGAGTGCACCCTTTGGCGAGCGCGTCCTCGATGGTGACAATCTGCCGCCACTGGCCGTCCGGGCAGGCGACACCCTTCGCGAGTGCAGCGTGACTGATATCGATATCGACGCGCTCGCTCTTGTCATTTCGCCCCTTGTTGAACTGTTCGCCCGACCAGAACGGATAGGCACCGTGTGCCAGTGATGATGGGGTCGAAAAATAGGTCGTGCGCAAGTGCTCCTGTGACGACATACCACCGGCGACGCGCTTCAGCTTCTGGAAGTTGGGGATCCAGAAAATTTCATCGACATACAGGTCGCCGTTGTGACTCTGTGCTGTGTTGGCATTGGTGCCGAGAAACATCAGCTCCGCGCCATTGTTGCCGAGCACGATCGGGTCGCCGGTGAGCTCGACGCCAGCCTGTCGGGCAAAGGCGATGATGTATTTTCGGAACACGTAGGCCTGTGTCTTACTGGCCGATAAAAATATCTGGTTATGGCCGGTCTTCAGCGCCTGCAATAGCGCCTCGCGCGCAAAATAGAACGTCGCGCCAATCTGTCGCGATTTGAGAATGTGCCTGATGCGGTGCGCCAGCCCCGCGCGCCACCACTCGAGCTGATACTCGAAAGACTGGTTGCGGAAAATTTCCTCGAGTTTCTCGATGGCCTCTTTGCTGAAAAAGTTCTTTTTCGGCTTCTTCTTTTCCCCTTTGTTGCGGTTGGCGACGTTCGGGTTTAAATCCGCTTCGTTGCCGGTCTGGCCGTAGCGGTTAACCCTTGCGAGGCGCTCCATCTGGCGCGCCAGAAAATCCGCGACCTTAAAGTCATGCGCCGTCAGGTCGGGCTTTGCGTAGAGCTGAATCAGTCGCGCCTCGAGCGTGAACTCGACCCGGTTTAGTGGGGCGGTCTCTTCCCATTTATCACGCTGTTTCCAGCTCTGCACCGTGGGGCGTTTTACCTGCAATTGCTCCGCGATTTGTGGCACGGAGAACCCTTGCCAGAACAAAAGCGCGGCCTGTCGACGTGGGTCGCTAAGTAATGATGTATCGGTTGTAGTGGTCATAAAACCTCGCCGTGATGAGTACACGGCAAGGCTAAAGATTCAGGGGGGCTTAATCGCTAAACCCCTGTTGTGTCAGGGGTTGCACTTCCGCAACAGGTGGCTGGTGAGGGGCTGAGTCGGGAAACTACATCCGACCCGATAACCCAACTCAGGACACCTGACTCATGGCTAAAAAAGTTTCGAAATGGTTTCGCATCGGCGTCGAGGGTGACACCTGCGACGGTCGCGTAATCGGTGCGACCGATATTCAGGAAATGGCTGATTCGTATGACCAGCGCGTCTACGGTTGCCGTATTAACCTCGAGCACCTGCGCGGCCTGTTGCCTGACAGCGTATTTAAACGTTATGGCGATGTGGTCGAGCTGAAAGCCGAATTGATTGACGATGATTCAGCGCTTAGCGGCAAGCTGGCATTGTTCGCCAGAATCACGCCGACCGATGACCTCATCGCGATGAATAAGGCCGGACAAAAAGTTTATACCTCAATGGAAATTCAACCGAACTTTGCCAACAGCGGCAAATGCTATCTGGTTGGTCTGGCCGTCACTGACGACCCGGCAAGCCTCGGTACTGAATATCTTGAGTTTTGCCGCACCGCGAAACACAACCCACTCAACCGCTTTAAGGCCAGCCCTGAGAATTTCTTCTCTGTGGCAACGCTCGCCGAGCTGGAATTCGAAGACCAGCCCGACACTATCCTCACCAAGCTGAGCGACACGGTGAAAAGCATCTTCAGCCGTAAACAGGCCAGCGACGACGCGCGATTCGGTGACGTGCACGAAGCCGTGACCGCCATCGCCGAGCAGGTGCAGACCGGCGGCGAAAGCGCTGAGGTGCGTTTCAGCCAGCTTGAAACCGAGCTCGCCGACGTCAAAAAGGCGCTGACCGAACAGGCAACAGCCACCTCGCAACAATTCAGCACCCTGACCACCACGCTGGAAAACACCGAAGACAAAACGCAGCCGCGCCGCAAGTTAAGCGCCGGTGGCGACGGTGATGCGTCCGGCTCCACGGTGACTGACTGCTAACCCTTGATAAACCCAAAGGAATACAAAACCCATGCGTAAAGAGACCCGTTTTAAATTCAATCAGTACCTGAGCCGTATCGCCGAGCTGAACGGCATCGCGGCCAGCGACCTCGACAAAAAGTTTGCCGTCGAGCCGTCGGTCACGCAGACCCTGTTTGACAAAATCCAGCAATCGTCCAGCTTCCTGAAGCTCATCAACATGGTGACCGTTGGCGAGCTGACCGAAGAAAAAGTCGGTATCGATGTGACCGGCTCCATTGCCAGCACCGCCAACACCGACGGTGGCGTCGAGCGTAAAACCGCTGATTTTGGCAAGCTCGATTCATACCGCTATTTCTGCCATCCGGTGAACTTCGACTATCACCTGAAGTACGGCAAGCTCGACCTGTGGGCGCGTTTTCAGGATTTCCAGATCCGAATCCGCAACGCCATCATCAAGCGTCAGGCGCTGGATTACATCACTATTGGCTTTAACGGTGTCAGCCGTGCGGCGACCTCCGACCGTGCTCAGAATCCGCTGCTTCAGGATGTGGCCATCGGCTGGTTGCAGAAATACCGCAACGATGCGCCTGAGCGTGTTATGTCCAGCGTCACCGACGATGACGGCACCGTGATTTCAAACACCATCAAGGTGGGTAAAGGTGGGCATTACGCCAACCTCGACGCGCTGGTGATGGATGGCTTTGAATCGCTGGTCGCGGAAATTCACCGCGAAAACCCGGAAATGGTCGTTATCTGTGGTCGCCGTATCCTGACCGACAAATACTTCCCGATGATTAACAAATTCCAGGCGAACAGCGAACAGCTCGCCGGTGAGCTCATCATCAGTCAGAAAACCATCGGTCAGCTTCAGGCCGTGCGCGCGCCGTTCTTCCCGGCCAACAGCATCCTGATCACCACGCTGGATAACCTTTCGATTTATCTGTACGAGGACGGCCACCGCCGCCACATCGTCGAGAACCCGAAACTTGACCAGGTGGAAAACTACGAACAGGTAAAAGTCGATTTTGTGGTCGAAGACTACGAGGCAGGGTGTCTGATTGAGAATATCGAAATCCTCGAGCAGGAAGAGGCCGCCACTACCGAAGCGACCAGTGCGGAAGTCTTCGCGGCGGCAATGGTCAAGGCGATGCAGTCAATGACCACAGCCGCCGCACCGGCCAGCGCGCCTGTCGCTGACGGTGAAACGTCCCCGGCTGAAACCGGCACCACTGACGGCGCGGAGGCGTAACCGATGGCAACCCCCGCACAGCGTCACGCGATGCGGGTCTCGGCTATCAAGGCATCGCAGCGGGAAAACGCCCCGCTGCGTCATGCCTCGGCTTACGAGCAAATGCTCGTCAAGCTGGCCGCAGACCGCCGGACGCTTTCAGACATCCGCTCGAAAGAACGCAAAGCGGATAAAAAACGCGAATTACTCCCGCTGTACCTGCCGTGGGTCGCTGGCGTACTGGCGAGCGGTACCGGCGCACAGGATGACATTCTGATGACGGTGATGCTCTGGCGTCTGGATGCGGGGGATATCACCGGTGCAATCGAGATTGCGCGCTATGCGCTGCGTTTCGGTCTGTCGATGCCGGAAAACCATTCCCGCCCCGCGCCTTACATGCTGGCCGAAGAGGTTGCGCTCGCAGCACTCCGCGCCCGTATGGCCGGAGAGCCGGTCGACGCCTCACAGCTGCTCGAGGTCATCAGTCTGACCGATGCCGCCGATATGCCTGACGAAGTGCGCGCCCGACTACATAAGGTCACTGGCCTTACCCTACGTGATGCCGGTCAGCTTCCTGACGCGATGGCACACCTGCAACGCGCCTTACAGCTCGATAGCACAGCCGGGGTCAGAAAAGACATTGAGACCCTCGGTCGCGAGCTGAACCCGAAGCCGGTCGCCGTCAAAAAAGTGGCAAAGAAAACCGCCACGAAAAAAGCACCCGCTAAAAAACAAGATTCACCGGTGAAACGAGGGCGAGGACGCCCGAGGAAAGTCACCGGTTAACCGAACGCGCCCCGCGCCGGGCGGCTCGCTGGTCAATGTCGGTAACTTACCGCAACTGCGACCGGCGACCACCGCCCACCTATTTTTTTGAGGTAGTCATGACCCCGATTGTGATGAATAACCCGGCGCAACCGCGCGACCAGATGGTCATCCCGCCGGTGCCAGTTGAAGAGCCGGTGATTAAAAATACCGCCTTTTTCCCGGACGTTGACCCGAAGAGCATGCGCGAAGAAATGCGTCTCGAGCAGACCGTGACGCCGGTGCGTCTGCGTAGTGCCATTAAAGCGGCGATGGCCGAGACCAACGCCGAGCTGGCCGAGTGGCGCGATTATCAGCTCTCCTGTGGTTATCAACTGCTTGAGAACGTGCCGACGGATAAGCTCGACGGCGAAAGCGTCCGGGTTTTCCACTATTTCAACGCCGTGCGAGCGATGACGACCGCGACGCTGTACGAGAAATATCGCGGCGTCGATGCCAGCGCCAAAGGTGACAAAAAGGCCGACAGCATTGACCCCACCATCGACGAAATGTGGCGTGACATGCGCTGGTCGGTTGCCCGTATCCAGGACAAAGCGCGCTGCATCGTGGGGCAAATCTGATGAACGTCATCGCGCATCAGGGCGACACGCTCGACACGCTGTGTCAGCGCCATTACGGGCGCACTGAGGGTGTGGTCGAGGCGGTGCTGTTGGCTAATCCGGGTCTCGCCGAGCTGGGCGTCGTCCTGCCGCACGGCACGGCGGTCAGTCTGCCTGAAGTCGACGCCGCGCCGGTATCGGAGACCGTGAACCTATGGGACTGACGATGGAAAAAATCACGACCTTTCTGACCTACTGGCTGTCCGTGGCGCTGGCGTATTTCGGTACGCAGACGCCAGAAAAGACGGCGATTTTTATCGGGGGTGGCTGTGCCGTTTTTACCGCGCTGGTGAATTTCTGGTATCGCCGCAAAACGTATAACTATCTCGTTTCAATGGGGATTGATAAGGAGGTTATCCGTGGCCTCAATCGTTAAAAAGTGCAGTGTGGCCGTCGTGTTGGCGCTGGCGGCACTGGTGCCTGATTTTCGTTTGCTTCACACCTCGCCGGAGGGGCTCGCGCTGATTGCCGACCTCGAGGGTTGCCGGTTACGCCCTTACCAGTGCAGCGCGGGTGTGTGGACGTCAGGCATCGGCCACACTGCCGGGGTGGTACCGAAGCGGGATATTACCGAGAAAGAAGCCGCCGTGAATCTGGTCGCCGACGTGCTGAACGTCGAGAAACGCCTCGCGGTCTGTGTGCCGGTCGACATGCCACCCGCCGTCTATGACACGCTGGTCAGCTTCGCTTTTAACGTCGGCACCGGTGCGGCCTGTCGTTCAACGCTGGTTTATCACCTGAAGCACCGGCAATGGTGGCAAGCCTGTGACCAGCTCACCCGCTGGGTGTTTGTGAATGGTGTCCGTAGTACCGGGCTCGAAAATCGCCGCTTTCGCGAGCGTACTTACTGTCTGAAAGGGGTTACCCAATGAAAAAAACTATTTACTCAATGATTTTTTATGTCCTGCTGGCGCTGATATTGCTCAGGGGAATTATTGACCCGCAAAGTTTGGCGGTAAATTTCGCTGTTGTCTGGGCGCTGTTCAGTTGTGTTATCTGCATTGCGGCCAGTGTTTACGGCGTCGTGACCTGTGAAATGATGGCGGGTAAAACCGTTGAAATTACCCGGAAAAATGCTGAAGACATAAAGAATGTCATCATCATCTTTTGCCGTGAATTTTCACCTTTACGACGATTCGGCTCACTGATGTTATTCGCGGCCACTTTCGCTTGTCTGGTGGGTGCTGGCTGGATTGTGACGGCGTTGCTGTATGTGATTTGCGTCCTGATATATACGTCGGTGCGCTCCGTTGTTCGCCAGCGCATAAAGGCGATCACTCAGTGACCCGGCTCATTGTGATCGTACTGGTCAGCGCGCTGGCGCTGGCCGGGCTCATGTGGTTACGGCATGAAAATGCCAATCTGAGTCGCTCGCTGGAAAAAGCGAACCGTGTCGCCGGTGAACAAAAAACGGCGATCACCATGCTGAAAAACCAGCTCAAAACCTCCTACCGCATTAGTGGAGAAAACGAGACCGCTCAGGTCTTACTGCGTGGTGAGCTCATCGACGCCGGAGCTCGGGCGCAACGTCGGGAACAGACCATAACGAGGTTACTCAATGAAAACGAACAGCTTCGCCGCTGGTATAGCGCTGATTTGCCTGATGCTGTGCGCCGGTTGCACCAGCGCGCCGCCTGCGCCGACGCCGGTGATTGTTTACAACGCCTGCCCGAAAGTCAGCCTTTGCCCGATGCCGGGAAGTGACCCGGCCACCAATGGCGATCTAAGCGCGGATATACGCCAGCTCGAAAGCGCCCTCGAGCGCTGTGCGCTTCAGGTCAGAACCGTGAAAAACTGTCAGGATAAAATCGATGTACAAGCCGAAGAGTCTGCGAAAAGCCTTAACTGACGCCGTGCCGGTGCTGGCGCGTAACCCGGAAATGATGCGCATCTTTATCGATAACGGGAAACTCGCCTCCACGCTGGCGACGTCGTTGTCGTTTGAAAATCAGTACACGCTCAATGTGGTGGTGACTGACTTCACCGGCGATATCGAGCTGCTACTCGTGCCGATTCAGGCATGGTTGCGCATCCATCAGGCCGATATCATGACAACCGATGAGGGGCGAAAAAAGGGCTTCACCTATTTCGCCGATATCAACAGCAATGACAGCGCCGATATCAGTATCAGCCTGATGCTGACTGAGCGCACCCTCGTCAGGGATGAAGGGGATACGCTGCATATTGAGACAGTGCCGGAACCCCAGCCACCTGAGCCTGTAACCCGGCCATTAGAATTGTATGTTAACGGTGAGAAAGTGAGTCAATGGGATGAATGATTTTAAACCGTTCGACGACAAGCTCGCGGCGCTGATAGCGGCACTCTCCCCGACCGCCCGGCGTAAGATGGCTGCTGATATCGCAAAGACCTTGCGAACCCGCCAACAGCGCCGGATTAAAACGCAGAAAGCGCCCGACGGCACCCCGTACACCGCCAGAAAGCGCCAGCCGGTGAAAGCGAAAAAAGGCCGGGTTAAGCGGGGCATGTTCGCGAAGCTCCGCACCAGTCGCTTTATGAAAGCCACGGCGGGAAATGATGCGGCGGTCGTGGAGTTCACCGGCAAGGTGCAACGCATGGTGAATGTGCATCAGTACGGCCTCAAAGATAAGCCAGGGCGAAACAGTGCGCCGGTGCAGTACGATGCCCGACCGCTTATCGGGTTTAATGACGAAGACCGTCAGGCCGTGGAGGAAATTATTATCGCTAAACTGGCCGTTTAGCGTTGTGCCATCGACAGTAAAACCCGCATCAATTGCCGCTCAGAGCACCGGGCGGCATCCTTCCTTGTATGAATACTCTAGCAACTCTTCAGGATGTATCGCGCCTACTGCGCAACATGATACGCACCGGCGTCATTGTCGAAGTCGACCTCGATGACGGGCGTTGTCGTGTCCAGACTGGCGGCATCGTTACCGACTGGCTTCAGTGGCTGACGGCTCGTGCCGGTCGCTCTCGCTCGTGGTGGGCTCCGTCCGTGGGTGAGCAGGTTGTCGTGTTTGCCATTGGTGGCGAGCTCGACACCGCCTTTGTGCTGCCCGGTATTTTCTCCGATGACCACCCCGCGCCGTCGGCGTCGGCTGATGCCTTTCACATCACCTTTCCTGATAGCGCGGTTATCGAGTACGAGCCGGAGACCGGCGCGCTGACCGTGAGCGGCATTAAAACCGCAGACGTGACGGCGTCGGATTCCATCACCGCGACGGTGCCGATGGTGACGGTGAAAGCCGAGACCCGCATCACCCTCGATACCCCGGAAGTGGTCTGCACCAACAAACTGACGACCGCGACGCTCGAAGTCACCAAAGGCGGGAAGATGAGCGGCGATATCGAGCACACAGGCGGTACGTTCAAATCAAACGGCGTACAGGTGGATAAGCACGGTCACGGCGGTATTCAGCGCGGCGGCGACTGGACGGAGGGCACACAATGACGACCCGTTATATCGGTATGAATCGCGAGACCGGGCGCGCTATCACTGACGCTGAGCACATCCGTCAGAGCTGTGGCGACATACTGCGAACGCCGGTCGGCTCTCGCGTGATGCGTCGCGAATATGGCTCGCTGCTGTTCTCCCTGATGGATATGCCGCAGACCGACGCGCTGAAGCTGCAAATTATGTGCGCCTGTTATATGGCGCTGCTGAAGTGGGAGCCACGCATCAGCATCAGCTCGCTGACGGTCGAGCGTCAGTTTAATGGCCAGATGGTCGTTGAGCTGACCGGCGAAACCAAAGACACCGGCAAAACCCTATCCCTGACTATCCCTGTGAGTTGAATTTATGGCAGCTATCGACCTGAGCCAGCTCCCCGCGCCCGACTTCGTGGAAACGCTGGATTTTGAAACCATTCTCGCGGAACGCAAAGCGACACTGGTTTCGCTTTACCCCGAAGAGCAACAGGAAACTGTTGCGCGCACGCTCGCTCTCGAGTCTGAGCCACTGGTGAAGTATCTGGAGGAAAACGCCTATCGTGAAGTCATCTGGCGTCAGCGTGTGAACGATGCCGGGAAAGGCTGCACACTGGCCTATTCGGCTAATAACGATCTCGACGTGATGGCCGGGAACAACAACACGGCGCGTCAGGTTGTGACCCCTGCCGACGACAGCACCATCCCACCGACACCGGCGGTCATGGAATCTGACGCTGATTTACGGCTACGCGCGCAACAGGCGTATGAGGGGCTCAGCGTGGCGGGTCCGGTCGGCGCGTATGAATACCACGGCCGCAGCGCCGACGGGCGTGTCGCTGATATCTCGGTCGTTAGTCCGTCTCCGGCCTGTGTGACCATCACCGTGCTCTCACGCGAGGGTGACGGCGCGGCATCCGATGACCTGCTCGCTGCTGTTGAGAAAGCGCTGAGCGCTGAAGATGTGCGCCCCGTTGGCGACCGTGTGACGGTGCAGAGTGCTGACGTCGTGCCGTACCAGATTGACGCCATTCTCTATTTTTACCCTGGTCCCGAAGCCGAGCCCATCCGTCTGGCCGCTGAGGAAAAACTCAAAGCGTATATCACCGCACAACAGCGACTAGGGCGCGACATTCGCCAGTCGGCGATTTATGCCGCCCTGCATGTCGAAGGTGTGCAGCGTGTCGAGCTGGTCGCGCCGGTGGCTGACATTGTGCTCACACAATACCAGGCATCTTACTGCACCGAATACAGCATCGCTGACGGGGGTGCCGATGAGTGATAACCGGCTGTTGCCCGTTGGCTCGTCGGTGCTGGAGGTTGCCGCCGCTCGCGCGGCCGCAGATATCGAGCGTGTACCGGTGCCGCTTCGCACGTTGTGGAACTGGCGCACCTGCCCGGTGCGATTGCTGCCCTATCTGGCGTGGGCGTTTTCCGTTGACCGCTGGGATGAGAGCTGGCCGGAGTCGACAAAACGCAGCGTTATCGCTTCGGCATTCTACGTTCACGCCCACAAAGGCACCATCGCCGCATTGCGGCGCGTGGTGGAGCCGCTCGGCTATCTGATTGAGGTTAAGGAGTGGTGGGAGCTCAACGAAGAGCCGGGAACTTTCCGGCTTGTGGTGGGCGTACTCGAGACCGGCATCACCGATGAGATGTATCTCGAGCTCGAGCGCCTGATTGAAGGAGCAAAACCAGCAAGCCGACACCTGACCGGGCTCGCTATCAGCCTGAGCACCACCGGGCGCGCTTATGTGGGCGCAACCTGCTACGACGGCGACCTGTTAACCGTTTATCCCTACGCTGCCGAAGAAATTGTCGTCGGTGGTGATTTTTATCCGGCCTCGGCCATTCATCTGATTGATAACCTGCGAGTAAGCGCATGACGACTAAATATTTTGCCATCCTGACCAATCAGGGCGCGGCGCGACTGGCAAACGCAACCGCGCTCGGCACCAAGCTAAAAATTTCACAAATGGCCGTCGGTGACGGGAACGGCACACTGCCGACACCTGACCCGGCTCAGACGAAGCTCATTAACCAGACCCGCATTGCGCCGATTAATTCGCTGAGTGCGGATGCTAATGACACCGGTCAGATTATTGCCGAGCAAATTATCCCGGAAAATGAGGGCGGATTTTTCATTCGCGAAATCGGGCTTTATGATGACGATGGCGTATTGATTGCTGTCGCGAACTGCCCGGAAACCTACAAGCCGTTACTGGCCGAGGGGAGCGGTCGCACACAAACCATCCGAATGATACTTGTTGTCTCAAGCACGGCGGCGATCACATTAAAAATCGACCCGTCCGTGGTGCTGGCAACCCGCAAGTATGTCGATGACAGGGTGCTGGAGCTTAAGGTGTATGTTGATGACGCGATGACGGCGCATCTTGATGCAGTTGACCCTCACCAGCAATATGCGAAAAAGGCCAGCCCGACGTTAACCGGTACGCCAAAAGCGCCTACAGCCACGGCCGGGAATAATTCTACTCAGCTTGCCACTACTGCCTTTGTGCAGGCTGCACTGGTTGCACTAATTAATGGCGCACCAGCCACGCTGGATACACTGAAAGAAATTGCGGATGCCATCAATAATGACCCCAATTTCAGCACCACCATTAATAATGCGCTGGCGCTGAAAGCCCCGCTGGCAAGTCCCGCGCTGACCGGACTACCGACTGCCCCGACTGCTGCTCAGACGGTCAACAATACGCAAATTGCTACAACGGCTTTTGTGAAAGCTGCGCTGGCGGCGCTAATTAATGGCGCACCAGCCACGCTGGATACACTGAAAGAAATTGCGGATGCCATCAATAATGACCCTAACTTCAGCACCACCATTAATAATGCGCTGGCGCTGAAAGCCCCGCTGGCAAGTCCCGCGCTGACCGGACTACCGACTGCCCCGACTGCTGCTCAGACGGTCAACAATACGCAAATTGCTACAACGGCTTTTGTGAAAGCTGCGCTGGCGGCGCTTGTTGGTTCATCACCAGCTGCACTGGATACGCTAAACGAACTGGCGGCGGCGCTGGGCAATGACCCTAATTTCGCCACCACCATGACGAACGCGCTGGCAGGTAAGCAACCCAAAGATTCCACATTATCCGCGCTTAGCGGTAAGGATGTCGCAGGGATTCTCACATACCTTGGTTT